GATTTTTCGTTCCATGATTAGCGGTTTGTGTTTGAACACTTTGTCCTGCTTTACGCCTATCAAGAATTGTACCAAAGGTATCTTTTGGTGGCATTATTCCAATTTCTCCGCATGTTCAGAAAGTATGTCTGAAACATAAAGTCTATCAATTAATTTAATATCTCGTTTGGCTTCGTTTCTATCTACTTCCCAATCATAACAATACTTAATATTTCTTGCGGTTGTTGCAAGAGTATCATATGTTGTTTCGTCAATTTCAATTCTGGCTTCGGGAACCGGATCTGTTGTTCCTGTAGATTCTACTCTTGTTCTAAGAATTTGTTCATAATGGTGAATAGTATTTTTTGCGATAGTTAATGTTCCATACTTATCTTTAATATATGCTCCAAATTCTCTAGATCCCAGAGGCCATTCATAAATTGGATCTGTTATATCATTAATCAAAAATATCAACCACGTATATTTAACATCACCATATACTTCATTTGATACATGATCAGGACGATAATTTTCTTTTATTGAATAAGGAAAATATGAAATAACATCATCCAAAACAATATTCTTTATTTTAGCCCGTTCCATTAGATTAATAACAGTTTTAACCTTGGCGGGTTTTGTACCAGAAATGTTATAACTAATTTGTGGATAATTCACAAAAAAATCCGACATGATTAACCTCTCCTTTTATTAAAGACCTTTATTTGTTATTTTACTTCGATGCATCACTTCTATTTCCATAAATGAAAGGGCCATGTTTATAGTTACTGGATATTGTGTACCTTCAAAAAATAAAACAGTATCTTGAGTAGTATAAGATAAATCACAACTAGTTAATACAGATCTTCCTATATTAAACATTGGATTAGAATTAGTTTTTGGTAATGTGTTACCATTAACAGTAAAATTAATTTCAAATTCATCTGGATATCCAAACATTCCCGATGGGGCGGTTGAGTTATCCCCCCCTGCATGGGCAGGCAACATAGCCTCTTTAAATGCAGATGCAATTTCAACACATTTGCTAGATTCACCCACATCTTCTGGCATCATTTTAAAAGAGAATTTATGTTCACGCATTTGGGTTGGGCCTTTATATGCAGCAACAATATAGGGATTGGCCACTACACCTCTAGTTGCTTGCAGTGCAGTTTTTATATTTGCGGGTGTTGTAGCTTGTAACATAATATCTGCTATCATATTTCCACTGGCGGTAGCCTTGGCTGCCTGGGTCGCCTTTAATTTTGAAAGAGATCCCCCACTTTCTTTAATGCCTTCTACCATTCTCCCTAAACCCTGTCCCAATGCTGCAGCTTCGTAATCAGATTTATATGAAGTAGACAATGCATCTGGTGGAATATATAATGCAATATTCAAAGTTTCATTGTGCGATCTAAAATCAAAGGCCTGAAAAGTTACCCAATGTTTGAGAGATTGTCCGATAGAAGGTGGATATTCCAGATACTGAGTACGAATTGTTGCCATTAGTGCATTTCCTGTAAAGTTAATTCTATTGGTGTTCTATATATTTATATGAGATACAAAGGAAAATTTAGACCCCAAAATAGAGAAAAGTATAAAGGGAACGCCAGTAATATAATTTATCGATCTGGTTGGGAGTTGGACTTCATGAAGTATTTAGATCGACAGCCTGGGGTGCTTCAATGGAATAGTGAAGAAATTATCATTCCATATAAATCTCCTATTGATGGTAAATGGCACAGATATTATCCTGACTTTTGGGTTAAAACTTCAAAAGCAGAAACTATAATTGAAATCAAACCAAAAAAACAGACCAAACCCCCCAAAGAAAACCCAAAACATAGAAGAAGGTTTTTACGAGAAGTAAAGACGTTTATAGTTAACGAAGCTAAGTGGAAAGCTGCAGAAGAATTTTGTGAAAACAAAGGATTACACTGGCAAATCATGACTGAAGATACTCTTCGTAATACTAAATAGTTATACTATGGCTAACGAATCTTATCTACAAAAATTAAAAGATGCAATAAAAATCGGTGATATACCAGTAAAAGCGCGTATGGCAGCAGCTTGGTTTCGTTCTATTGTAGAAAGATCAAAAATAGCTCTTGCGAGAGAAACCGTTCCAAGTACATTAAAGATAAATGCGGCTCAGCAAGGGACTTTGACAGGAAGATTGATTCCTGGGAGAATGTATTTTTTTATGTACAATCCCAAACACAAAGCAACTTTACCATACTATGATTTGTTTCCTTTGGTCTTACCTATTCAAAAATATAGTGACGGGTTTCTTGGAATTAATTTCCATTATCTGTATCCGAAAGATAGAGCAATATTATTAGATGAACTTAAGGTATTTGTAAACGATAGAACTTTATCAGAAGCTGCTAGAATAAGGGTGTCTTATAATATGCTACGAGGATTTACAAGATTTAAAAGGGCTAAACCTTGCATAAAAAGATATCTCACTACGTATATGAAATCTCAATTTATTCCTGTTACCCCTGATGAGTGGGGCCCTGCTCTTTTTCTTCCAGTTGAACAGTTTAGAAAAATGAATAAACAGGCAGTATGGCAAGAAAGCAAACAAATTTACAGCGCAATAAGACAATAGGAAAATAAAACTATGGCAGGATTTTCACCAAGCGAATTTATGACTAAAGCTGAGACTATGGGTGGGCTCTCACGGAGATGGAAATACTCTATGTCTATTACTCCACCGCGTTCAATGAGTTCAAGTGTTGGTGCAGGAAAAATTGATTTTCTCGCCATGTCAGTATTACTACCGTCAAAACAATTTGCAACAACCGAACAAAGAATATATGGCATAAATAAAACTGTACCATACGAAACTACATATGAGCCTATCTTGGTAACAATGTTAAATCCTCAAGATTGGAGTACCAGAACATTTTGGGATGAATGGTTAGATCATATTCAAAATCCTAGTAGTAAAGATATGACATATTATAAAAGCATGATAGGACAAGTAGAAATTTCACACTATGATGAAACTACAACTGTACAAGATCCAAGCCAAGCAAGATATACTGCAGTTCTAGAAGAAGCATATCCAGAAAGAATAAGTGCATATGCTTTGGGATATGAGAACGCCGATTTAGGAAATTTTGAAATATCGATACGATACAAACAATGGCATGAGAAGGGAACTCAGAGACATAATAGAGCCCCTGATCGTGTCCGAGGAACAGGCAACCAAGCAGGACTGACTACTGGCATACAATAGTTTTTAAATGATAATTATTATATAGGAGAACATTATGGCTTTACCAAAGGTAAGCACACCAACATATGAATTGACAATACCATCTTCTGGTGAGAAAGTCAGTTACAGACCTTTTCTTGTAAAGGAAGAGAAAACGTTATTGATGGCAATGGAATCGAAAGATACTACTGCGATGACTAAGGCGATGCAAGATATCATCACCGCCTGTACAGACGGAGAAGTAAACCCAAAAGATCTTGCACCATACGATCTTGAATTTTTCTTTCTTCAACTTAGGGGAAGATCAGTAGGGGAAATTATAGAAGTCAATGCCCCTAGACCACCAAATTTTGCAGCTTGTTGTGAAGAAGCAACAGAAGAAGATATATGTGAATTGAGTATTAACATCGATGACATTAAAGTAGATACTTCAAAAATAAAACCCTCAAAGATTGAAATCTCAGATAAAATTGGGATAAAGATGAAGTTTCCAGAAATCGATGCAATTCAAAAATATTCTTCGATAGAAGGTGCCATGAAAGCTGCAGATATATTCAAGCTGATTATTGAATGTATTGAATATATTTGGGATGGTGATGAAATATTCAAGGCCAAAGATTCTACTAAAAAAGAATTGAATGATTTTTTGGATTCTCTTAATACACAACAGTTTAACAAGATCAAAGATTTTTTCGAATCAATGCCAAGGCTTTCACATGATATAGATTGGGTTTGTCCAAAATGTGAAAAATCTAAACCCTTAACATTAATGGGGATTGACGCTTTTTTCGGATAGGGCTGAGTCATGATAGTCTGGCGAATCATTATCAAACAAACTTCGCTATGATTCAGCATCATAAGTGGAGTTTAACAGAGTTGGACAATATGCTCCCGTATGAAAGACAAATATATGTGACACTATTACAGCAATGGATTAAAGAAGAAAATGAAAGAATGAAAGAACAAAATAAAAAGAAATAACAAGAAGGAATTAAATGGCAGCTGCAGAAACGTCAATAGTAGATCTAACAAGCACAACAACAGCAATAAAAGAATCAAATAGTAAGCTGGACTATGCTGCCCAAGCATCTGCTAAAGAAAATAAAAAGACAGTAGACGCTATTGGAACTTGGGCTAAAAGTAATGAAATGAAAATGGATGGCCTAGCCATGTCCAATCTATCTGGTGATGCAAATCAAATGAACGCAACCGTAGCAGCATTAGCTGCCAATATGGAATCTCAGGAAATGGGTGCTGGTGAAATGTATGATGAACTAAAATCTATGCATATCGGCCTTGCTGACGCTTTTGAACAACAATATAATTTTGATGTAGAGCGGTGGAGAACCGAAAAAGAGATGTTGGATGAAGCTAATCGTAAGAAGACAGAGAAGGCAGAGGGTAAAGAGGCAACAGATTTCTCACTCGATTGGAATCCATTAACAATTCTTGCTGCTGTAACAGGATTTATTGTAGGATTTTTTCAAGGATTCTTTGGACCTATGGGAGCCCTAATGAAATCTTGGGGTTTAGCTATTAAAAACTTTTTTGCAAAGCCATTGAAATTGGGATGGACAAAATTTAAAGATATGCTTAAAACCAGTAAAATAAAACTCTGGTATGATTCTGTCAAGGGTTGGTTTAAAGCCAAGCTTGGTGCAGCAGGAACAAAATGGACTTCATTTAAAAATATGATGGCGAACAGTAAGATAGGTGGTTGGTATAAAAGTATAAAGAGCTGGTTTACTGCAGCCGGGAGAAGTTCAAAAACAGGTAAGTTTACTCCCTCAAAATGGACATCTATAAAAAAGATGTTCGCCAACAGCAAGATAGGTAAACTCTTCACAGGCATCAAGAACTTCTTTAAAGCTCCTATTGGTGCAAAGCTTCCCATGCTTAAAAATTTGTTTTTGAAGAGTCCTGTAGGAAAAGTCATAACAAGTATTCAGGCATTATTTAAAACAAAACCTCCGGGAACTGGAATAATAGATGATGTTGTAAAAGCGTTTGGAAAATTTGGAAAAGTTTTTTCAATTTTTAAAGCCATAGGTAGTGCCTTCGGAAAGATTTTCTTCTTCGTTCAAATCTTTATGACTCTGTTTGATTTTTATTCTGGATTTGTGGATACTGAAGGGAATCTTTTAGACAAAATACTAGGTGGATTAAAGGCAGCATTCGTAGGATTCTTTGGTGGATTCATGGATCTTGGAATAATGTTAGAAGATGGTATTAAGTGGATCATTAAGAAGATTGCAGGATTCTTTGGTTTCGATGAGGATGAAGTCGCAGCCTCAATGGAAAGCTTCTCTATATTCAAACCACTCAAACAAATGGTAACAGATATTGCTGATTGGTTTGTAGGGCTATTTGATTTCTCTAGTTTCAGTGCTGGCCTTATTTCAATGGCAAAATTAATATTCCTCCCCTTTACAGCTCTCATAGATTTAGTTGGTTTCGTATGGGATTGGTTCATGGAATTGTTTGGCTGGAAAGATGAAAACGCGCCAGCAGATGACCGTACCCTGACTACTAAACTTGGTGATTTACTTTTAGGTGTATGGGATTGGTTTATGGGAATATTTGGTTTTGATTTGGCGAAGAGTACTCCGGCCGATGATGGTCAAACAGTTTTTGGTAAACTTACTGGTTTGCTTGCAGGTGCATGGGATTGGTTCTTAGGCATATTTGGATTTGGAGAGGGACACTCCGCACATATGCCGGCAGATGATGGTCAAACTGTAATGGGAAAACTTTTAGGATTAGTAACAGGAGTATGGACTTGGTTCAAAGGATTATTCGGTTTTGGAGAGGGTGGAGGAGCAGCTACTCCTGTTAGTGTAGAATCTGTAACAATGATATTAGCTAATCTATTGGTTGGAGCATGGTCATGGTTCAAGGGGCTATTCGGTTTCTCATCGCCTGAAGATGATGCGGACACAGTAAAGGGTGTAGGTGGATTCCTTAAAGATTTAGTAGATGGAGTATGGGGATACTTTAAGAAACTATTTCAGTTTGGTAGTATCGGTGATGTAATGAAGTCCTACTTCAATCTTCTCACCTTCTTTCCTAACATTATAAAAGATGCAATTGCTGGTGTTACTTCTTGGTTACTAGGGCTATTTGGTTTTGATGAAGCAGCGAAGACAGTAGCTAATGCTCAGAACTTTAGTCTTGGTGATATGATATTTAATGCAATTAAAAATATATGGGATTGGTTCAAAGGATTACTTGATATAGATGTGGCATCTATTGCCAAAGGGATTCCAGGCGCCGAAACACTTTTAAGTTGGATGGGAGATTCAGCAGCGGAAAAGAATGTTGAGGGAATGACCAAAGCTGGTCTTATGAAATCCGATGAGGGTACGTTAGACGCAGACCAAATAGTTGATATCGGTAAGCTTCAAGGTATGATGAAGGGTATGTCTCTTGAAGGTATAAAGAACATGATGATGGAAATGAAAGAAATTAATGAATCTGATATGATAGGCAAGGGAGATGAAATTGCAAATTGGGAAGTAGTTCAGAAGACCTTACAAGAAGGTGCTAAACTAGCCGCATTACAAAAAGAATCTAATGAACTCTCAGGAAGCGGAAGTGTAACAACAATCATTCAAGACAATTCACAAAATGTAAGTAGTTCATCACAACCGATAGTAATACCAACTTCAGACATAGCCCCAGGAAATAGTGGAAATGTTTTACAACAATAATTAATGTTTATAAT